GCAACGGCAATTCCGTGATCAAACGCGAGATACTGAAGGCGGTGCTGGAGAAAGTCCGCAGGGGCAGGGTAGCGAGTGGCGGGGCTGGTGGCCCTTTGACCGAGCAACTGGAGCTGCCCTTCGACGCCTGAACAAGAAACCCCCACAACAACCATACGAGGAAACAACATGGTAGACGCAAAAGCAGACGAGTTACAGATTGGCGGGAGCCACTACAAAGACATGGGCGTACAGCCTTGGGAGCTGATGGAGGCCGTGCTCACCCGAGAAGAGTTCATCGGATTCCTGAAGGGCAACTGCATCAAGTACGCCATGCGTGCGGGTCGCAAGGACAGCGACGATGCGGGTAAGTTCCGTCACTACAACCTCAAGCTGCAAGAAGTATTGGGTAAGACATGAGCCACGAAGACAACTTGTTTGACTTCTACGCAGGGCTGGCTATGCTAGGCTTAATCATGCGGGGCGATCCCGTTGACGAGTTGGCAGACGAGGCGTTCCGGTACGCCGATGACATGCTTGCTGCACGCAACAAGCAGCCCGAAGGGGGCATTGCTGCCATCCACAAACCCAAGAGGAAGTATGAGCGAAAAACCTAAGTACACGTGGTCGTACTCATCGCTTGACATGTTCAAGCAGTGCCCACAGAAATACTACCGCTTGCGGGTGCTTAAGGACATCAAGGAGCCCGAGTCCGAAGCCATGCGCTACGGCACAGACGTGCACAAAGCAGCCGAAGATTTCATCAAGGACGGAACCCCGATCCCTGAGAAGTATGCGTTCTTGCGCCCGTCAGTCGAGTCCTTGAAGTCCCGTCCGGGCACACACCTGTGTGAGTACAAGATGGGGCTGACCCGTGACTTGGAGCCATGCGAGTTCTTTTCCAAAGATGTTTGGTGGCGGGGTATCGCTGACCTGATTACGTTGCAAGAAGACCGCGCATTTGTGGTTGACTACAAGACGGGCAAGTCCAGCAAGTACGCCGACACCAAGCAGCTTGAACTGATGGCACTGGCTATCTTCAAACACTTCCCCCAGATCAAGAAGGTCAAGGCTGGTCTGCTGTTCGTGATTGCCGAGGATTTTGTCAAGGCCGACTTCACCGCTGACCAGCAGGGCGTGCACTGGGCCAAGTGGCTGACCGACACCGCAAGGCTAGAGCAGTCCATCACACTGAACGTGTGGAACCCAAGACCTAATTTCAGTTGTCGGGGCTGGTGCGCAGTAAAGGATTGCGTGCACAATGGCAAGAGTGAATACAGATAGGAGTCCGACATGGCGACCAAACCACGCAACTACGCTGCCGAATACGCTAAGTACCAAGGCACGCCCGAGCAGATCAAGAACCGCGCTATGCGCAACAAGGCCCGTGCCGAAGCGATGAAAGCTGGCAAGGTTTCCAAGGGTGACGGTAAAGATGTTGCCCACGTGAAGGCCATCGACAAGGGTGGCACTAACGGTAACGGCACACGGGTTGAGTCACGCTCAACCAACCGTTCGTTTGCACGTGATGCCAAGAGCAATCTTGTGTCAGAAACAAGCAAAAGAGAGCGTAGACGCGCTTGACAGCGCATGCAGTTGGTCTAGAATTGCTGTGAGACTCCCCGTGCATAAGGTGTGGGTGGCATGGCAAGGTTGGGTGAGAGAAGCAGATTGAACTACACCAGTTGATGCTTTGCCGAATCCTAGGGAAGTGAATCAACCGAATGACCACCGTAAGTGGTCACCGACCCCGATTGTGGACAACCCACTTTCGGGATATTTGTCATTGGGTGGGTAGAGTGCAATGAAGAAAAATGAGTTTGAAGCCCTGCTAAAACTACAGGACAGATACCTGCTGATGTGCGAAGTACACATAGCCAACCACACGGCATCCCCAATGATGTATGCCGCCGATGTTGAAACCCGAAATGGGCGTGTGGTGATGAGCGGTCCCCCTGCCAAGACCCGTGCCGCAGCAGTCCAAAAATCAATAGCCCGATACTACAAACAAAATGCAAATCATTGACAACAAGGCGTTACTGCTCAAGGTACGCGAACCGGGGCGCATCACCACAGTGATCCCCAAGAGCAAGCTGCTTGAATCTGGCGAGGTGCTGGTCAAGTGGGGGCTGGATGAAGCACAGGTGCTCAAGAACATGCGCATCAAGAATGTGCCATCGCCCATCAACGGGGCGTATGACTGGCCGGGGCTGTACCGCCCCTTTGCGCACCAACGTGTGACTGCATCTTTCCTCACGATGAACCGCCGTGCGTTCTGCTTCAACGAGCAGGGCACAGGCAAGACATCCAGCGTGATCTGGGCCGCAGACTACCTGATGAAGATCGGCAAGATTCGCAGGGTGCTGGTGCTCTGCCCTTTGTCCATCATGTCCGCAGCTTGGGAAGGCGACCTGTTCAAGTTTGCCATGCACCGCACCGTGGCTATCGCACACAGCTACTCCAAGGAGAAACGGATTGCCGCCGTGGAGAGCGAAGCCGAGTTTGTCATCTGCAACTTTGACGGGCTTGAGATCATCCGTGACGCTGTGAACAACGGCGAGTTTGACCTGATCGTGATTGACGAGGCCAACGCATACAAGAACGTGGGCACAAAGCGTTTCAAGATTCTCAACTCGATCATCAAGCCTGACATCTGGGTGTGGATGCTGACGGGTACTCCTGCATCGCAGTCACCGACTGATGCGTATGGCTTGGCCAAGATCATCAACCCAACAGGCGTGCCCAAGTTCTTTGGTGCGTTCCGTGACCAAGTGATGCAGAAGATCACGAACTTCAAGTGGGTGCCCAAGCACACGTCTGAGAAGGTGTTGCACGATGTGTTGCAGCCAGCCATCCGCTTCACCAAGGAAGAGTGTCTGGACCTGCCCGACATGACGTACGTGACCCGCGAAGTTCCGTTGTCGTCACAGCAGCAGAAGTTCTACGATGCCCTGCGCAAGAACATGATGACCGTGGCCGCTGGAGAAGAGATCACCACGGTTAACGCAGCAGCAAACCTAAACAAGTTGCTACAACTGTCGTGTGGCGCGGTGTACGCAGATAACGGAGAGGTCGTGGCCTTTGATGCCAAGTCCCGCATGAGCGCCTTGCTTGAGGTGATCGAGGAAGCCAGCCACAAGATCATCGTGTTCGCACCGTTCCGACATGCGATTGAAATCATCGCTGAAGAACTCAAGGCGCAAGGCATCTCAAGCGAGACCATTCATGGTGGTGTGCCTGTCAACAAGCGCACAGAAATATTTGCAGCGTTCCAAGCTGAAGCAAAGCCGCAGGTGCTGGTCATCCAGCCACAAGCTGCCGCGCACGGCGTGACGCTTCATGCAGCCAACGTGGTCGTGTGGTGGGGGCCAATCACCTCCATCGAGACCTACCTACAAGCCAACGCACGGGTGCACCGTGCGGGGCAACGCAATCCTTGTACGGTTGTGCATCTTCAAGGCAGTCCTGTAGAACATCGTGTCTACAAGATGTTGACCGAGAAAGTGGACATCCATACACGGCTGATCGACCTCTATAAAAATATTGTTGAAGACGCTTGACAATGTAAATAGAGGCCCTATAATAGTTAGACCTTTTACAAACGAAGGAGAGTGCAATGAGTGAAGAACCCACAGTCGAGAGACTGACCCGCATCTACGTCAAGATGCGTGAGAAACGCAGAGAACTTGATCGGCAGTCTGCCGAACTCAAGGAGAAGCAAGACCTTGTAGCCGCCGAGCTACTTGAGATTTGCAAGGCTCAAGGAGCTACCACCATCCGTACCGAGCACGGTACTGTGTCTAAACGTGTCACCAAGAACTACTGGTCTAGCGACTGGGACTCGTTCTTCAAATTCGTCAAAGAGCAGGACGCTTTTTCGCTGATGCAGCAACGCATTCACAGCGCGAACATGGCCCAGTTCCTTGAAGAAAACCCCGATCTCCATCCTCCGGGGCTAAATGCGGATGTGAACCAAACTGTAGTCATCATCAAAAAGTAAGGAAAAAATCATGAGTAACGATCTCGCAATGTTGGATGTCGGTCTGCCTTCTTACCTGAAGGAAATGGAACTGGACGATGCAACCAAGGCTTTGATGGGCAGTGGCGGCGGTGGTATGAAACGCATCTCCATCAAGGGTGGTGTGTGGCGCATGATGGTCAACGGCAAAGAGATTGCCAAGAACGAAGACCGCTCCATGAACGTGGTAGTCGTAGCTGCTGCACCCAAAGTGTCGCGCACGTTCTATCTCAAGCAGTACTCCGAAGGCGGCGATGTGGCAGCACCTGACTGCTGGTCTGCCGATGGTGACGTGCCTGATGCCAAGGCAAGCATCCCGCAAGCCAAACGCTGCATCGACTGCGCACAGAACGCCAAAGGCTCCGGTCAAGGTGACAGCAAGGCTTGCCGCTACAGCCAGCGTCTGGCCGTGGTGTTGGCTAACGACATCCAAGGAGATGTATTCCAGTTGACTCTGCCAGCGGCGTCAATCTTTGGTGAAGGTGCACCGGGCAAGTGGCCCCTGCAAACATATGCCAAGATGATTGGTAGCAAGGGTATCCCAATCACTGCTGTGGTGACTGAGATGCGATTCGACACAGACAGCGCCACACCGAAGCTGACGTTCAAGCCAGTCAAAGTGTTGGAAGCTGCTGAACACCATATCGTCATCAACCAAGGCAAGTCTGATGCTGCGCTGAAGTCGATCACCATGACCGTGGCCGAGGCAGACGGTGCGAAGACCGCGAAGTTGGCAGCACCTGCACCAGCGCCAGCGCCAGCCCCCAAAGCTGAAGCTGCACCTGCTCCCAAGGTGGAAGCAGAACCTGTACAGGAACCTGTCAAACGCGCTGCCAAGAAAGAAGAACCTGCTGCACCAAAGAGTGACCTGTCGCAAATCTTGTCTGAGTGGGACGACGAGTAATGGCCAAAGGTTACTCCACACTTACAGTGCAGGAGATCAACGAAGCAAATCAAGCATTGCTCGGTGTCAAGCTGGGCAAGCTGTGCGTTGATCGGGATATACCCGTAACTGATGTTGCGGACTTCTTTCATGTGAGTCGGGTGACTGTATATTCTTGGTTTCGCGGAAAAGCAGTTGTATCCGGCAGACATGCTGACAAGATGCAAAAGTTGATTGACAAATTGACTTGACAGGTTAAGAAGGGCTAGGTTAGCTACCGAAGAGGGTGATTCCGTCACACCCCTGCCCGTTCTTTTTAATGACGCTCAAGGACGGCTATGATTTCGAGAAACGATTTTCTCGGGCTGGTGCTTTCACCTCTGAAAGATGGTGAGCACTATTGCAGTTGGGGTAATAAGAAAGAGAACGATGAGACACGAGTGCGCCAGCAGTTCGCAGCCTCCATCGAAGAGTTGAGTGCACAGGCAGATGGTTTGCAAGCAGAGGGCTACAACGCTTTCTACGGCATGGCCAAGTATGGCCCCAAGGACAACGGTCGATATGCGACCAACGCCATTTCACTCAAGTCGTTTTTTCTGGACCTCGATTGTGGCCCAACCAAACCGTACGCCACGTTGTCCGAAGGACTGGCGGCGCTGAAGAATTTTTGCAAGGCTACTAAGCTGCCCAAGCCCACCATAGTGCGGTCAGGCCACGGTGCGCACGTGTATTGGGTATTGGAAGAACCACTGCCCCGCCAAGAGTGGAAGCCGTACGCCGAGCGACTCAAGGACCTGTGCGAAGAGCACAAGTTCGACATTGACCGTGCGGTTCCCGCTGATGCGGCCCGTGTGCTGCGCGTGCCTGAGACCAATCACCTCAAGGACCCGACCAACCCAATCCCGGTCGAGATTCTGTACGTTGCCCCGTTCTTGACAAGTGAAGTTTTACATGAGGTCCTAGAGCCTACAGAAAACATCTTGGCAGTTCTTGACAAGGCCGACTTCAAACGCCCGATGGACGCAGTGACTCTGGCCCTCATGGGGTCCAGCCAGTCGCGCTTCAAGACCATCATGGTCAAGTCCGTTGAGGGCACAGGTTGCGCACAGCTACTGCACATCTTTGACAACCAGACAACTATTGACGAGCCGCTGTGGCGTGCAGGTCTGAGCATTGCCCACCAGTGTGTGGACCGTGACAAAGCCATCCACATGCTGTCTAGTAAGCACCCTGACTACAACTCGTCAGAGACTGAGCGCAAGGCCAACGAGACCAAGGGTCCGTATACCTGCGAGACATTCAAGAAACTGAACCCCGCCGTGTGCGAGGGTTGCACCCACAAGATCACGTCCCCCATCCAGCTTGGCAAAGAGATTGTGGAGGCCACGGAAGAGGACAGCGTTATCACCGACTTGGAACCAGCAACCAAGGAAGTCAAGACCTACGTCATCCCCAAGTACCCGTACCCGTTCTTTCGGGGCAAGTCAGGTGGCATCTACCAACGCACCAAGGACAAGGAAGAGAACGACATCGAGGTGCTGGTGTACCCGTACGACTTCTATGTGGTCAAGCGGATGCAAGACCCCGATCTGGGCGAGACCATCCTGTTGCGCTTGCACTTGCCAAAAGATGGTGTGCGTGAGTTCATCATGCCACTGGCCAGCGTGCTGTCCAAAGAGAAATTTATCAGCACCGTGGCATCACACGGCATCACTGCGCTCGGCAAGTTGCAAGACTCGCTGATGTACTACGTCACAAAATGGGTTGAGGATTTACAGATGCACTCACAGGCAGACAAGGCACACAAGCAATTCGGTTGGTTGGAGGACGAGTCCGGCATCATTGTTGGTGACCGAGAAATCCGTGCAACGGAGACCGTCTACAGCCCACCTTCTGCACCAACACTGCCGCACGTGCCGCTGTTCACCCCCAAGGGAGATTTCCAGATATGGAAGGACACGATCAACGTCTACGGTCGTCCGGGTATGGAGTACCGAGCCTTTGCCTTCTTCATGGGCTTTGGCACGCTGCTGATGAAATTCACGGCGCTTGATGGCTTCCTGCTCAATCTGGTCAGCCGCGAGTCAGGCTCTGGTAAGACGACAATCCTGCAAGCCATCAACTCAATCTACGGTCGGCCCAAGGAACTGCTGCTGTCGCCAAAGGACACGTACAACTCACGCATGTCCCGTCTAGGCGTGATGCAGAGCTTCGCAGTGACGATGGACGAGATCACCAACATGCCACCGGATCAGATGTCCCAACAGGTGTATGACGTGACTTCGGGTCGGGGCAAGAACCGCATGCGCCAGCACGAGAACGCCGAGCGTTCCAACAACACCAAGTGGCAGACGGGCATGGTCACTTCATCCAACCGGTCAATCACTGATGCACTGCTGTCCATTAAGAACTTTCCAGATGGCGAACTCAAACGTATCTTGGAGATCACGGTCAAGCCTGACCCGCATGACGATGCCACATGGGCACGGGAACACTTCGGCAAGCTGATGGACAACTACGGGCACGCGATTGAGCCGTTCTCCCAAGCACTGGTGGGCCAACTACCGATGGTCAAGGCCAAGATGGCTGAAGTCCAACTGCGTGTGGAGCAAGCTGCGGAGATTAAGAACTCGGAGCGGTACTGGGCACTGGCCGTTTCTCTGGCTGTTGCAGGTGGAACCATCGCTAAGAAACTGGGGCTGCACGATATACCAATCAAGCCTGTGTTTGAATACGGCGTGAAGCTCATCAAGGACACACGTCTTCAGCATCGTGAATACATGTTTGACAACGACGAGTATCTGGGCGGCTTCTTGCAGCGCCACTTTCACGAGATTCTGGTCATCAACGGTAACAAGGATGCACGCAACGGTCTGGAGCATGGCCCGATCAAGGAGCCACGTGGTGCGCTGACTGCGCGGTATGAGCCTGACACCAAGATGCTGTACGTGGTTGCACGGTCCTACAGGGACGACTGCGCCAAGACCATGACCAACTTCGAGGAGACCATGATCCCCTACCGCAAGAGCGGTGCGCTGGTGGGCATCAAGAAGAAGCGTATGACCGCTGGCACCGTGGCCAATACGCAAGCCCCAGTCAACTCGTTGTGCTTCGACACGACCAAGCTGGAATTCTTTAGTGAGGGAGTTTTACTTGACGACAATACTGGGATTGCACCTGCTGATTGAGTGGCAAAAGTTTCAGCCGGGCACATCGTTCTTTGTGCCCTGCTTGAACCGCCGCGAGGTGCAACGCTTTATCACACGCGAATCGGAGCGACACGGATTGGACGTTGTGTCCAAACAAGTTGTCGAGAAAGGCGTGTACGGCGTGCGTGCATGGCGCAAAGACGGTATACTTCCCCCGCACTCTGCTTCTTCGGAAGTTTAGGCCCCGCTTAGTCGGGGCCTTTTTTATTCCTCATCGTCAAAGAACTTTGCCTCGATCTCTGGACGCAGCTTCTTGTCAAAGCGCACACCGTTAATCATGTCCTTCTCGGCAGCAGCCCTTGCAGCGATTGACCTGCGCAGTGTGTCACCCGTGATGCGCTTGGCAGGGATGGCCTCGTTAAAGTCAGCGATCTTCTCCCGTGCCACACCCATCATCTCTGTGTCACCAGCGTGCTGGGCCATGTCGTAAAGCTGCAACAACTTCACTCGGCGTGCGTTGACTTCACGCTCGTAGCCTTTGGCAGAAGACACTTTCTCGTACGTGCTCGACAGGTCAGCAGGGCTGAAGCCAATCATTTGCATGAGCGAGTTGTACGCGCTGATGTCCTCCATGACGGGATCACCCTTGAGGGTTGTCGCACCCTCGACCATGTACCGTGCACCCTTCAGGCCGTTACGCAAGAAGCTAGGCAGGATGGTCTCGATGGCGCGTTCGGTATGCCCATCACTCAGCATGTTGGCGGCGTTGCCAGCGTTGACCGCGATAGAACCGATTGGGCCGATGGCTTGCTGCAAGGCAGACAGCACGTACCCGTGTTCGGCAACACCCTTGGGGTCATCACGGAACAACAAGTCGGAGGCAATACCTGCGCGGTTGGCCACTTCCAAGTTGGTGATGTAGTTGAACGCGCCCTTATAGAGTGCTTCACCAAGGAACTCACGCATCTCAGCGTCAAAGTCGTATGGCTCATCGTCATCACCGAACAAGGCGGCAATCATGGTGGCCATCGTAGAAACTGCACCGTAGAAAGGCAAGCCCTTGGCACCTGCAAACGCAGTAGCCATACCCACGGTCCCAAGCAGTTGACGCTGCGCAGCCTTGCGCACCTCTGGAGACTCGCCCTTGTACGCTTGATGGAAGGCACGGGCCATGACGAATGCGCTGTTCCAGACGAACGACTTGAACGTAAAGAACATGCGGCCCAGCGGTGTCTGCATCCACTTCGGTCCGGTAGCAGCCAAGCCTGATGTGTGAATATCTTTCACAGTGGTCAGGGCGTACTGGACGGCAGCATCTTCGTTCATGCCGCTTTGCTTGGCCAAGTCGTAGGCAGCGATAGCAGTGGAGGCGCGGTTGAACCGTTCCGTTGCAGCCAGCGGCATAGCAAGACCATCAAGGATGCGTGCCTTCAGCCCGACGAAATCATCGGTAGTCTGGCGGCGACCTTCCAACAACTCACGAGCCATCGTGTGCTCAAGCTGGGCATGGTCCATCAAGGTGTTATACAAGTTCTTGTATTTTGGATTCTTGCTCCAGTCGTTCATCGCCACCTTGCCTGCATTGAGCATGGCTGCACTGGCTTTGTCGAACCCAAACTTGCCACCGATCATTGGCCAGACCATCATGGGCAGCGAGGTCAAGTTGATCAGCGCGGACGAGATGTTGCCTGCCATGTACATGAAGTAGCTGGCAGTGGTGGCCGTGTTCACGAACGTGTTGTAGTTCGGGTTGTGGAAGAACTCAGACTGGTCCAAGATGTTCTGCGCCGCTGCCGTGATAGTGGGGTTATTGGCGTTCTGCGCTTGCGCAGCGATCTCGCTGACTGCGTTGTCGATCTGTGGGATGTACTCAGAATTAGACAGCTTGCGTGCCCAACGCACCATCACGTCACCGTAGCCACGGACAATATCGCGGTCCATACCCAGCACGTTCTTGGACTTCATGAACTGCTTGACGATGGACTCGCCGGGGAACAGCGTCAGGTACGACTGGTACACGCTGTCGATCTG